TTAAATAGTTTCTAGTAATTTCATTGCTTTTTCATCTTCACGCTCATAAGTTTCTTGAAGTAAGTGGGAGTAAATCGATTGTGTCGTGGCTGGATTGGAATGCCCTAAATGTTTTGATATATATAGTATTGAAAAGCCATGATGTATGAGTATAGAACAGAAACTGTGTCTTAGCGAGTGAATAGTTATCTCTTTTATATTTAGATTATCACATGCTTTTCTAAGTACTTTGTTTACAGCAGCATTAGTTATGGTTTTGCCGTCAACAGTAAAGATGTAACCACTGATATTAGTAGGTCGTGAATCAATAAATGATTGAATACGTTTCATAGTTACTGCATCAATACTTATTATTCTGTCTGATGTTTCGGTCTTGGTACCTCTTAAATGAATTTTATTATTTTTAATATCCAGATCTTCACGTTTCAATTTAGCAATTTCTGAAAATCTACCACCTGTTGCAAGTGCTACTAATAGCACAAGTGATGAGGTGGTATTTTTTTGTTCAAAATAATGTTTAAGTTTTTTGAATTCTGATTCATTAATAAACTTCATTTCTTCTGTTTTGGCTGGAACAGATGCGTGTAATTCTGCTTTGTATGTAGGGTTTTTAATAACATAACCTTCATGTATAGCATCATCGAATGCATTACGTATATAACTATTTAGCTTTCTAATCGTTTCATAACTATGCGTTAAACCGTACTCATTGAGAAACTTTTGGTATTCAGTACGCTTAATATCTTTTAATAACTTGTGTCTGAAATGGTCTTTAATATGCTTGTATGCAGATTCATAATGTCTTTTAGTTGATTCTGATACGTGTGGTAGTTTATTAACTTCATACCATTGATAAAAATAATCTGCAAATGTTATATCATTACTTACAGCATAACCATTTCTCATTTTATACTCTAAATCTTCTGCAATTCGTTTAGCTTCTTGTTTAGTACGATAACCACCTTTTTGAACCTTTTTACGGTTGCCTTCATCATCTACATATGAGATTGAATATCTCCATGTTTTACCTCGCTTTTCAATGTATGCCACTTAATCACCTCAATTTTGTTCTGACAAGTATTGTTTCAATTCATTTATTGTAGTCATTCTTACTAGACGTTGTAATTTTAAAGCGTCTTGTTGTTCTACTGCTTGGTTAATTGCTGAATAGTAATTATCTTCATAGAAAACGTCTCTATTTTGGTTAATCATACCTAATTGACTTATCAAACTATTTCTATCGTCAATATTCTTGTTTAACAAATCGAATATCAATGTATATTCATGTGAGTGCGAAATAAGGACGTTTTCATCTTTTTCTCTAGATATTTTAGTTCTTTCGTTTAATAAGCCTTCTTTAAATATATTTATTATATTTCTCAATCTATCACGCTCATGATCTTTTAAAATAAGAAGTTCTTTTTCTGTTTCGTTGTTATCTAAGAGTATATTAACGTCAGTTCTTCCTAAAAATAGTTCAAATCGTTCTTGATTTAATAGCCATTCCAAATCAAAGTATGGGTATTCAACAGAATTAATTTTAGAATTTTTTTTGTCAATTCTAACAAAATTATCTGTGAATTTTTTATTAGGTAAACCTTTATCTAAATTTGCCTGTTTCATATTAGCAAATTGATTAAATTCTTTTTCAGCATTCTCTAAATTATATGAGGCTAAAGTTAGAAATCTTGAATAAAGGTTTTCTTTATTTTCTGGATCTAATGAATATGCTAAAGATAACAGCCTTTCTTTTTTAGGTAAACTGACAGAATTATTTTCAATTTTTGAAATATATGATTCCGATATACCCGATTTATTTGCTAATTCTTTCATTGTAAACCCTTTTTCTTTCCTTTGTTCTTTTAACAAACTGTTCAATGACATGGTTTCACTCCTTTAATAATAATTAATACAGTTATCATTTTACATTTATTTTCAAGTTTTTCAAGATTAATACTTGCAATTTTAAAATAAGCGATTATAATAAGGGTATATTCAAGTTTTGACATTAGCAAAAATTGAATTAAAAAAGAGGGGGGTTACTTATGAAAGATATTAACACTTTTAAAATTAAACAGTTACTAGTTAATAACAATATGAGTATTAAAGAACTAGCAAAAGAAACACCAGTTAATTATTCGTATTTGTTAGAGATTTTAAATCATAAAAAAAAGCCATCAATAATGCTAGTAATGAAAATTGCTAAAGCACTTAATGTTGAAATAGATCAAATTTCCAATATCAGTATTAAGGAGGAAGTTAGATGATTAAGGAGTTTTTTTGATGGTAAGCAAATTAGATTCATAGAAAAAGATAATGAGTATTGGGCAATAGCAGGTGATGTTGCAAAAGCATTAGGGTATTCACACACACCACATATGACTAGATTATTAGATGTGTCAGAAAAGGCCGTCCATAATGTGGACACCCTTAAAGGTAAGCAAAAAGCTATAATTATTTCAGAAGTAGGTATTTACGAAGCTATTTGGAATAGTAGACGTAATGAAGCTCAAGAATTTAAAAAATGGGTTAAGCAAGTTATCAAAGAGTTAAGACAATCAATCGGATTAAAGCAACATGAAGTATTTCATTTAATGGATAAGCAACATCAACGAAAAGCTATGGACGTTTTGCAACAAGGTTTATCTAATCCCCAAAAGATTAGTTATATAAAATGTGCGACCGTAGTTAATAAATGTGTTTCAACATTATTTGGTTATGATAAATCTTTAAAAAAAGAACAAATGAGTGAGGATATGTTAATTATTCGTCAACAAATTTTAGATGACACAGTCGATTTAATGACTTCTATTAACAAATTTGGTTTAGATATTTCAGTCAGTAAAACCATTTACAATAAATACTTAAATACACAAGCTACTGCTTAATAAGGAGGTGAAAATAATGCAAGAACAACTACAAGAAAGTGAAGGTATTGTAATTATCAATGAACCTAAACTTGTGTGGTCATTTAAAGATTTACAGTCACACATGCAATTATCAAGGAATTCAATTATGAAAAAACTATTGCTAAATCCAAAATTTAAAAAGGATATTGAAAGGTATGTACATGAGCCTAAATCACAAGCAGATCATTACAAGTTTTTAGCAGAACCAATGAAAGAGTATATCAAGAAAAATTTTAATGAAATATATAACTCTTAGGGGGACATTAAATGAAAAGATACATGTTATACATGCTTATATTATCAATAGGCACAGTTTTTATAGGTGTACTAAGTGATATATACGTAGCCTTTGCACTATTTATTGTCGCAACAGCATACGGACTTAAATTAGAAAATTTGGAGGAATCAAAATGAATAAAAAATTTGAAACAGTTAAAATTAATGATTTGAAAGTAGATTATAGTTATCGTTCCACAAATAATCCAAATGCTGATGGTATTGTGGAAAATTTCAACAGACTTGCTATAGGTTACATCACAGTCAGTGTAAGACAAGATGGCTTATATATTATTGACGGAATCCGTCGTGTTGAAGCGTTAAAACAATTAGGTTATGAAGAATGTCTCGCTGAATTGCTATATGGCCTAACTGTTGAAGATGAATCTAGAATTTTTGTTAGTAAAAATGAATTTCATGGTGAATTCGACGATGAGTATGACGTATACCTAGATGATGAAGAAATGATGGAGGAAAATTAATATGAAAATTAAAGAATTTAAAAGCAAATATGGCAGAGAGATTACACTAATGCTAATAAGCGAGCGTATCAATAATAGAAATTTAAGTAAAGATGATAGAGAAGTACATGAGATGGAACTAATTCAAGAATACATGAAACATCAAAGCGTAAACGATAAATACATTGGTGAATTAGATATTTTAGATATGATTCAAGACTTTGAAACGATGGCTCAAATGTCAGTATATGCAACAAACATCTTAAAGAAAATGCGAGTTAAAAATTATGATATAGCAAATGAAATTAGTTACTTCTCACGAGAAGACGACTTAAACAATCTTTATCTTGCTAAGCTAGAAATTGAAAAGTTAATCAAAGTGATCGAGAGAAATAGACCAAATTACATTAATTTTTATAAGGAGAGTAAATAACATGTTATACACAGAAAAAGTTAACGAGTCAGTGGAATTTGCAGATTTGAGAAATAAGATTCAGAGCGTTCTCGACTACATCGGTATGGAATCATCACAATTAGAAGATGATAGAGAACATGCAATAAAAACGAATCAACCTGTTTATCATCAAGCTGTTAATAATAACATTAAACAAAATTACATTATCTCATCGACTTTACAAGCTATTAGAACAGATATTGAGCATATGCACGATGATATCCAAATGAATATTAAGCAAGAAAAAAGCGCATCTGTACAGTCGGCAAACTCAACAGATAACGCTTAAACACAATTTGGAATATTTAAAAACAAGCGTGACTTGGCTTATTTATATATTTAATTATACCATTTCACGCCTTGTTTTAACAGTAGGAGGGCAAATTCAATGGGATTTAACCAAATAAATTTAGAAAACGACTTTAAAATAAATGTAGTTAAATATAAAAATTTATCTGCTGAATCATTTGAAAGTGCAGACGAGCACCTTTGGAGTGATTGGCTCAATACATTACAGACTGTTAGAAATAACGACTATAAATATAAACGTGGTACTGTCATTTACGGTGATGTTAAAGATGGTGAAAAAGATGACCGTATCATTAAAAAACAAAGGAACGATGCTAATATTTTGTACCGTTCAGTCCTAGCACTTGATTATGATGATATAACTGATTTCAGAGGATTAAACGATACCATTCATAAGCAATTAGAGGGCTATTCGTGGGCATTCCACACAACTTATAACCACACTACAGATAAACCACGTATACGCCTTATGGTGCCTGTAAATGAGCCTGTGAGTGCAGATGATTATAGGAAGTACACGCGAGCGCTCGCTCGTAAAATAGGCTACAAAATTGATGAGGGTAGTTTCCAACCATCAAGAGCTATGGCATTACCAGTGAGGCCAGATAAGAATATACCATTTATTTTTAAATATAACGATGCACCTGCAGTTACGATTGAACAACTTGGATTATTTGTAACATCTGGTTCCTTGGATTCTAATGTTAAAAAGAACAATATTATAAAATATCCTAAGCGAACATCGTCTTATTGGCGTGATCTTGCGTTTGGTGTTGGTGAAGGTGAACGTAATCAAGCACTAGCTTCAATAAGTGGTTACTTATTACGCAGGTATGTAGATGCAAACCTTGTATATGGGCTAGTGATAGCATGGGGGAAATCTTGCAACCCACCTATGGACGATGGAGAAATAAACAAAACATTTAACTCGATACTCAAAAAGCATATGAATAACTAGAGGGGGACGGGATATGACAGTAGAGGAAATGGAAGTAACTAAAGAAGATGTATTTGAAACTATGAATAGTCTTGAAAAATTTCAAGAAATCAATAAAGATAAACCAACTATTCCAGAACCTTATTTAATCAAAGGAAAATGGTTATATTATCGTAAAATTACTGAATATGTTCAAAAAGAAGATAAGATTGAGGATATTTATATCACAAGTACGCCACCTATTCTTACTGAACGTTATCAAGATATCGAAACAGGAGATATATATTTCGAATTAGAATTTGAGGACAAAAAAGGTAAACATAAATTGCGTGTTAATGCTGGAGATATAACGCAGGCTAGAAATATAGTAGAGCTTGCAAACAAAGGGCTAGAAATTACACAAAACGAATCGCCTTCTCTTGTACATTACCTTAGTGCATACAGACGTTGGAACAATATAAAAGATTTTGATGTGGCTACACGATTAGGACATATAGGTAAAAAATTCATTTCACCTTATGTAGAAGATAATAATAAAAATGATTTTAAATTATTTAATTCTGACCCAGGTAAACAAAAAATAATTGATGGGTTTAGAAGTAAAGGAAATATCGAAAAATATATAGATGGATTATTTAAACATGTCAAAGATAATCCAATGGTTATGATGATGTTTTATGGTTCAGTTGGTTCAATATTAGTTAAAGAATTTGGAACAGATTCCATTATCATAGAGCAAGCAGTTAGAACTTCAAAAGGTAAAACTTTTACAGAACGTGTTTGTGCAAGCGTGTGGGGTTGGCATGAAGATTTAGTAATGGAATGGAACACTACAAAAACCAGTGTTGAACGAATGGCAGCATTTTTAAATTCATTCCCTTTAATTATGGACGATACTCGAAAAGCAAACTATAAAGATTTACCACAGATTTTTTACCAATTTTCGGGTGGAAAGTCAAAAGGGCGAGCTACTAAAGAAAGAGGTATTGATGTATTTGAAGAATGGAATACTATTTTATTATCTACAGGGGAAGTTTCAACACCAGATATTTCTGAAAAAGGTGGCGTAGCTGGTCGTGTAATTACATTGTTAGATAATCCATTTCCCAACACGTCACAAGATATTTTTAATGAGATAGCCGAAACATTCGAAAGCAATTATGGATTACTTGGTAAATTATTCATTGAAAAATATAACAGTGATAAGGATAAATATAAATCATCGTTCAAGGGCGCTCAAAAAGTTTTTATAGATAAGGCTGAAGGTAATGAAGTTATGGTTAGAATCGCTAGAAGTTTTGCTTTATTACAAGTGGCTGGTGAAATATTAAATGATATTGAAGGTTTCGAACATGATCCATACATTATTACGCATAGTGCTTTCAATAGCATGATAAAGAATAATAAAAATATTGATAAGTCTAAAAAAATGCTGGAAGAATTACTAGATTACTTGGATGCAAATAGAAATAGCATTGAAGGCGAAGGATACGGCCGAGTTACACATGGTGATGTAAAGGCCATATATAAAAAAGAAGGTTTATGTATCCTTACACAAACCGTTAAAGACTTCTTGGGTGACGAAGTAAACAATATCACAGGTGGTTGGGTCGATAATAATTATCTTATTATTGATAAAGATGGCAGACGTACCAAACGCATTAGTCATAAAGGAACAAAGCCCAATGGCTATATGATAAAAAAAGATGTTTTAGATCAGTTAGATTATGATTTCAGTCAATACCACAATCCATATGGATATGATTAGAGTTCACGGAGTTCACGATGAGTTCACGGTAAAAAATCGAAATCGTGAACCGCATGAAGTCAACAGTGTCAAGGGTTTAGAGTAGATAGTTCACGAAGTTCACGGTAATAATAATATACATATGTATATAGATAAAAAGTAAAGTATTTTATCTTTTATATAAAGGCATATGTTTCAAAAAAAACGTGAACATCGTGAACCATTGCCCTTAATCCGTTGGGAGAGTAAGAGTGGAGTGGTTCACACTTATTTGAAAAAACGTGAACCGTGATGTGAACGATTCTTGAAAGCATTGGGAGAGTAAGAACGGAACGGTTCACACCAACAAAAAGGAGATTAAGAAAATGAGATACCTATACAATAGTGGCAACAGATATGGAACAGTAATAACTAATAACGGTAACAATCGTGTGATTATAGAATTAACTTATTAAACATATTTCAAAACAGGAGGACTAATAAATTATGGTAAACCATTTAATACCGACTGAATCATTCAAATTAAATAATAAGAAACTCAACTTTAATGATATTAAGAATTTAGAAATTGCTAATAAACCTATTTGTCACATCTATAAAACACAGGGAAAGTATCACTATTTAGAAATAGACTTTATAACATGTGATTGGTGTTTGTCGAGTTTAGGACAAGCAACGCTGCAATCTAGGTTGAATGCAGAATCAATATTCTTGTGGCTAAGAGGTTACAATTTGAAACTCAACTATAACAGTGTAGGGCATATGACAATATATTTACGTGGTGATCATTTAGCGATTAATTATTTACTAGATGAAATTAATAAACTCACTGCAGATGCTAAATATTGGCAGAAATACAGAGATGGTAAACGTATGTTAGAAATTGATAGAAGTAGTCACTATGTTATGCCGACACACCATATAAAAGGTAATACACAGAAAATAAGTTAAGGGAGTGTTTCCATGAATCACAGACGTATAGCACATCAGATTCTAGCTCGTTTACCTACCCATGTGAACAATGTATCTGTTAGGTATATTGATTCACTGGTAAGGCAATATGCTAGAAATAAGAAAGACTTTAGTACAATAAAGCGAATAATAAATCAAAAACGAAAGAAGGCATTTAATTATGGTAAAAACAGTACAAGACAATACAATCAATATCTTTGATAATCAAATCTATGATAAGGGTGTTAAGGCAAAAGAGGTTAAGCAGAAGTACCATCAGCTAACAAATCGTATTAAACAGCTTAATAGTAAAATTACACATTATCAAAATAATGATGAATTTGCAGAAGCAACTAAATTAAAAGGTCTACAAGCTGATTTGGAACAAGAATTAATTGAGGTAGATAGACAATTGAATACAGATGATTACAAAGTAACCGATGAAGAATTCAAAGAGTTCTATAAGGCATATAACGAAGAAATGACAGGATTTAAGGATGAACATCAAAAACTAGCGAAAGAGATGCAGGATAAACTGCAAGATGTTGTAAAAGTGTATCGTAAAATGATTGAGAATAAAAATGAGGCTGGTCGTCGTATATCTCGTGAACGTTATGTTAAGCAAGAGAAAAATAATCCTGGTAACATTCACAATCAGTATAAAGGCCAAATGTTAGCCCACGAAATTAATTTAGGTGATGGCAACAAGTACGACGAACAAACGACTCCTAGAGGCTATGCATGGCAACTGGAGAAAGCATTAGATACCGTTTCTCGTGATGAGTTCCAAAAATATCATTATGGCAAGAAACAATGGTAAGGATGTGAGTATATGCTAACAACAATCAAACAATCAGATAATAACGTTAAATATAATAAGCAAAAGAATCGAATTACAGTACAAGCACTTACGACAGATAAACCTGTAGAAATGGGAACGACCCAAACAGTAGATCCTAACTATCAGACTTTTAAACCATATGAGTTAGATAATAATGTATTTCAAGCATTAAAAGAAAATGACAAGCTATGTGTGATGTTAGACAACAATAAGGATAGTAATATCCTAGCATCGATACATCGTGGCAATTTAACTGTCGTAGTCAATAAAGGACTGTATGGACTGTCTATTGAAGTGGATGACAAACCAATTATGCAAGAATTTATAAAGTTAGTGCAGCATAACAAAGTTAAGAGTGTACAAATCTATACAGATGAAGTGACATCGATGAATAAGCTCATTGAAAAGATTGGTAAAATAAAAGCAATTTCTATTAATACTAGGTAATGTAAAGTGGTATTATGACAGCGTTCATGGTATAATATAGATATTAAAGATATACTAAATCTTTAATGTTGAGCGCTCAGTATTAAAGTCTAAATTAGCCATTGGGCAGTTTAACCCTTGTTATTTTCATTTGTTCCTAGTTCTTCTGTACGTTGGTTTAGGCCATCACTATTAATTGGTGGTGGTCTTTTCTTATAAGTAGTGGGTGTGATAAAAGTATGGAGATATTGAATGTGGCTGATATATAAGGAGATGCCAATATATTAAAGGTATAGTTATCAAGGGACTTCACAATAAAGGACACAGTGAATAAGCTACCTATGTTAAAGGTCAGTCTATTGAACACAGAGTTTATAAGGTCATTACATTAAGTAATCAAACTCATTGTGTAAAGAGTTTCATTTGTTTGTTGTGATTGTTCATTGATAATAAAAGAGAAGAAACAAAATGTAATTTAAATTGATTCAATCAATTAACTTAAATCATTTGTTCTTATTTAATTAACATTAATTGTTTGTTGATGTTCTTCTGTTTAGTTTCATTGTTGATGTTCTTCTGTTTAGTTTCATTGTTGATTAACTTCAGAAGATTAATGATTTCTATTGTTGATTCAATTCATTTGTGAAGTTCATTCATCAAATCAAAAAGTAAATGTTAAAGACAAAAGTAAATTGAGATTTGAATTACAAAAAAGTTTGTGAGAATAAATTTAAAAAGTAAATCGAAAACTAAATTAAGATTCTGATTTCAAATAATAAAAATAAATATTAATTATTGTTATTAGATTAGATGATAAGTAACAACAATATGAGAAGCACAAACGAGTTACTAATCGTTATGACTAAGCGTGAATGGTTTGCTTATATACAATGGTGTTTGTAGCCATTTAGAGAGCGATACAGCGCATGTATAGATGATTATATATTAAGTGTTACAAGCTGTTATATAGTGCGTGAAAGCTGCTTAAATAGATAGATTAAGAGCGAAGTTTTTAGCGATAAATATAATTGAATAAAGTAAGTGTGAATTAAATACTATGAATAAATTTAATGGGATAGATAATTTAATCGGGCAGTGAAAATAATACTGGAGATTATAAAAAAGAAAATGAAATTTGAAAAAAATAATTTCTAATTTTAAAGGGGGGCGTTGAATTTGCGCCCAGCCTTTTTGAAAACGAATTAAACGAGCCCGCCTTATCTGGAACCGCATCTTGAAATGAAAAGTTAAAATTGTGTAATTTTTCACAATATATGCAGGCGATATAGATTAAATTTAAGTATATAACGCCCTATTATCAAGATAATCATGTTCTCAACGCAATATAGGGCTTTTCTCAGTAGCGATTATCGATGAATTAGTAAAGTTTTTAAAACCAATATGGTCAATCCATATTTGAAATTGGTCGAAGATTAAAACATGTGAAAGAGAACGATCTAGCACATGGTGAATTTAGAAAATGGCTAGACAGTATTGGAGTTGAAAAAACTTTTGCAGCTAAAGCAATGAAAATAACAAATGAATTAGGAGCAAATGTTGAACGTGTTCAACATTTAGGTATTAGAGCGTTGTCTCAAATAGTGACTATTCCTGAAGATAAGCGAGAACAAAAACACGAAACAACTTCTGGTGAAATGAAAACACCTTATGAAATGACTAATAAAGAACGCGAAGAATTTAAACGTCAACTCAAACAACGTGATGAAGAAAAAACCCAACTTGAATCACAACTTGAACAAGCGCAACGTTCTGAATCAATTGCACGTAAACAATAACTTAAATAAGTTTAAAATTTATTACTACATTAATTTAAATGAGTTGTCTACAAATCTAGACAACATACAAAAAGACAACTTTCTTAACGCACCTAAATCATTACAAAAAGAAGTAATGAAAAAGAATATTTATAATTCCGTTCAAAATTACAACGAAGTGCAAAATTTGCACGACGACTAACTAAAACGACCACGTGGTCGCATTTGTGTATGAATTCTTTAGAATTAGCGTCGAGATTTTTCGACAATAAGACAGCGCTGACTTTATTACTAAAGAATACGAGAGAGCGCTCGCTTAAAAAATACATAACAATTATAGGAGATGATATAAATGTCACAGAGAAAACTATTATCACAACAAAAAGCTTATCGTACCAAAGATGTACAAGAACAAAGAAATGCGACTGAGAAAGCTATGAATGAGCTTACACCTTTATCAAAAGAGCCACCTGATTTTTTAGATGATGATGCTATTCAAGAATGGTATAGAGTGCTTCCACTTATTAATGAATTACCTATAAAAGATTTAGACAAAGGTCTGCTTGCTACTTATTGCCAAACATATAGTAACTACAAAAATGCCACACTCAAAATTCAAGAAGAAGGTATGGTGGTTGTGACTGAACGTGGAAGTAAACTCTCACCTCATTACACAATACAAAGGGATAGCGTGAATACAATGAACGCCATTTGTCCCAAATTAGGCTTAACTGTTGAGGCACGTCTCAAGATTATGGAACCTAAGACAAAAAATGAGTATGATCCCGTAGGTGATTTTGTGACAGGTAAGAAGCCTAAATCAGTATATGAAGAGTTTGGCATAGGCAAAGATGATTGATAGGTTAGAAAAACTTTGGCGAATTGAGCTGTTACTCTTTTTTGAGTAATAGCTACATAATCAACATTTTTAAATACTTATCTAGCTATAGACAAAAATGTCCGTTACTACATAACTATTTTTGTTATCTACTTAGGTTGTGACGTTTTTGGTATATCCTTTAATCTCAAAAAATATGATGCGTAATTTTAGCAAGAGTCATAACAACAATTAATTGGAAAGTATAAACTAATAAATAGCAAATCTCGTTGTACAAACTTAAATATATAATAATGCCTTCCAAATTTTGGAAAGAAATGGGTTTCTGTAACTGTTGCAGAAACTTATAAGCGTTTATATAACTATATAAAGAAATGAGGTTATAACATGCATCTAAAACCCTGTAAGCAAGTATTAAGATATTATCCCGTTGAAAAGATTACTGAATACGAACTGCTAACTGCTTATAATCCTATGTTTATTAATCGTAAAATACAAGCAATAGAGGAACAAATCGAATGTATGTATAGCCTTAATACATCGCATATGACCTGTGATGATGTAATGGGCGTTATCACCACTTCGTATCCACTAGAAAAGTTGGTATGTTGGATCGTGGATAAAAAAGAAGAACTGGATAGATATAAAAAGCAATCCAATAAGCGACTGAACCTAGTTAAAAAGTTGATTAAACGCTACCCACCGCATGAACAAAAGGCCGTTATTCAATACATGCAATCAAACGGCTCATATAAGCCACACAAAGCCATAGAGAAACTTCAAAGAGATTTATACCAAATACATCATAAAGCGCGTTCAGAACGCAATGAGAAGCGCACACAAGCCAATAAAGTTATTTACAACGATTATATCGAATCTAAACGTAAAAGCCTACAAAATGAACGTGAGGTGCTTGCTATATGATTATTGAGTATCAAGATGTAAATTATAAAATGTTATCTAAGTACATGCTGAACTATCACAGATTGTGTGACTGGTATATTAACCGACCTCATAGCGTTAATGACCTTCAATATCGAAATATATGCGATATAGCTAAAGGGATTACTGCTGTATATAATGATTCTTCTTTATTAAAGCAACAAGTTATCAAGTTGACGTGGTGGGACAAGGAAAACTTAACAGATGACGTTATTTGCGACATCATCGGTATTAAACAAAGGGCATTGTTGCGTGCTAGAACGTCTATATTAGATCGATTGGCGAGTGAAATCGGCTATGTATGATAAAAAGACGATTAAACAGTTTATATTGAGTTGTCACGAGCATATTAACGATGATTATGAAGATAAACCCATTGAAACAGATGATTTCTTTGAGTTAGGTGCTGAAGTTGGCCATAAGCGTATAGATCAAATGAATACAGAAGATGTGATATTTTTAAACGAGCTAGAATTGGCCGCCGAAACAGTAGGAACATTCAAAGAGTTTAATTTGTTTTTACTGTTGGTAGAGGGGAAAACTTACAAAGATATGGCTCGTATATTCGAAGTAGGCGAGCAGAGAGTTAAGCAGATGTTAGACAAGTTAATAGTTAAAATGATTAAATATTTGCAATATAACTAAAATTGTATATAATAGGTAATGGACTCACTTATCACTTTCAAACGAATACACACTAGACGACTTTTAAAGTCGTCTTTTTTATTTGGTTATTATACAACTAAATTTTTTCTTTTAATCACATTAGAGTGAGTATAAAATAGGCTTATTCTGATATTTAATGCTATAGTAAACTTACATACAGCTATATATATTATTTTATAATTATTAATTTTTACATATAACAATTGCCCAAGTATGTTATGGGATGGTTATTTGCTTGATAGTTCAATGTCATGTTAAAATGTATTTATCAGTTTTTAGCATTATAACTCTTAATTTATAAGGCAGACGGTCTAGTCTGTCTTTTTTTATTTACAATAACGAACATATGTTCTATTATATTTATTGAGGTGATACTATGATGCCAGATAAATATAAAAATGAAACTGACTATCGTAAAATACCACGTGAATATCTTAATCCACTCATACCACAAGGACGTGGCATGGTTAAATGGCAACCTTTCAAGACAATGCCTGAGCAATATGAGAGATTAGAACAGTATGTCGAAGACCAGAATAAAATAGATAAACCGTTATTAAGCGATGACCAATTATATGAATTGAACGAAACTTTAATGTTCAAAATGCTCAATGAACCAGAAGTAATTATTAGTTATTATGAAGGTGGATATATTAAAAATATAGAAGGTTATATTCGTAAAGTAGATGACTATGAACAAATGTTATATTTAGATGAAGGAACTGGATTAAGTAGAATTAGTTTGATGGATATTGTAGAGATAAAATAAGCCCACCTAAATGGATAGGTGGGGTGTTTAAAATATATGACAGTAGATGGCAATTACAATTATTCGTAATCAACTAATGCGTTATATTTATCCATTAATAAATTATATACATATACGTTAACTTCATCATCAACATGCTCAACTTGTGAATCAGAATCTAACATTCTATTGGCTTCATCTGCTATTTCATTATACTCGTTTGCCGACATTGTTCTGTCATGTTGATTGTTTTGATATTTACTATATTTCACAGCATCAAATTTTGGTAATTCATCTACATTATCAACTTCGTACCCTTCACCTTGTAAACTCCCAAATACAGACATATATTCATCCATGTCATCTTCATCAGTGTGAATCATATCATTTAATTTATTGTTTGTTTTTTTACCTAGTAGTGATTTTGTATCTATTTCTTTTAAATTTTCCTCTTGATTAGTTAAAGAATCACTTAATCTATATGTATAATTTGCTAGATGTTTAATAAATGTTTCATCACCTATATTATTAATTTTTGCTGTTTTATTTACATTCGAATAGTAATCAGTATACAAACTAGTAATGTTCGATAAAGTGTTATAAACTTCTTTGTTCTCGTAGTTATCTAAAGCATCTTTATCAAAATTGTCTTTGTATTTATCAAAAGATTTAATTATTTCTTTTTTTGTTTTATTAGAAATTTTTGCGAAATCTGCTATGCTTTCACCTTCATCTTCATCATACTTATCCAAATGTTTATTTAGTTCGTTTACATATGTAGTTGTTGATTTTTTAAACTCTTTCTCTTTATCTTCTTGGCTTTGACAACCAACCAAAACTAAAAAACTTAATAATAATAAAACTAAAACTTTTTTCATTTATATGTCTCCTTAAAAATAATTTAATAACTTAATTGTACTATATATAAAAAATAAAGGTGATAATAAAAAGTTATGATTAAAATTATTATTTATGAATTTACTTATAATTAATGGTAAGTTAAATACAATTATAGAACACCAAACGAACAACTATACACATATTCACTACTCGATGCAGCACAGAGTGAATGTCAGAGAGATGATTAAATAGATTTGGTAATTTTGGTGTAATGTTTTAAGATAGATATGTGATGTTACTTAAAGATCAGTAACATTGGTCGTACAAAAATGTTTAACCAAAAGTATGTACTCAAAAATGATTGTGTAAAAAGTAAGCACACAAAAAAGTTTATGTGCTATTACTCAAAAATGAGTATGAGGTTTGGTTTCTCAAAAAAAGAGCAAGCAATGTACACGGTCAAAAATGACCACGTACTGTTATCCAAAAAAAAAGACGACAGCAAACGGACAAAAAAGTCTGATTGTATATAAGTGAAAACGAAGAGCGCAAAGAATTTACGTATTCTGAACGAATGGATTATGCACAACAGTTAGAAAGAATAGAAGCCAAAAAATCTAAAGATAGAATGGCGGTAAAAAAACAAGGTGTGGACCTCGGTCCACAGGTAAAAAAAGGAAAGACTAGAGATATAGTCGGAGAAGCTACTAGTTTTGGAAATAGATATTAGACTTAAAATGAAAATGGGGACTAAATGGGGACGCGAAATTCAAAACGTATCAAAACGAATGACACTATAAAATATAAAAATACCGACACCACAAGTGTTTTGACAACTAGTGATATCGGGTGAAAATGAGAAAATGACTTACTAATCCCCTCGAAGGGAATCGAACCCCTATCCTAAGAACCGGAATCTTATGTGTTATCCATTACACTACGAGGGGTAAATAACAATAATATTAGTGTACAAATCTTATAAGTGTTGGTCAACAATAATTTATACAGTTTAAGGAAATTCTAAGCGTTATTTTTTGACCATATTTGACTTTTAGGTTAAAATAAATTTATCAGTTAGAAATAAGGAGGCAATATTAATGAATTTAATACCTACAGTAATTGAAACTACAAACCGTGGGGAACGTGCTTATGATATTTACTCACGTTTATTAAAAGACCGTATTATTATGTTAGGTTCACAAATTGATGATAACGTAGCAAACTCTATCGTATCACAATTATTATTCTTACAAGCACAAGATGCTGAAAAAGATATCTATCTTTACATTAACTCACCAGGTGGTAGTGTAACTGCTGGATTTGCTATTTATGATACAATCCAACACATTAAACCAGATGTACAAACAATTTGTATCGGTATGGCAGCATCAATGGGGTCATTCTTACTTTCAGCAGGTGCAAAAGGTAAACGTTTTGCATTACCTAATGCTGAAGTAATGATTCACCAACCATTAGGCGGTGCACAAGGTCAAGCAACTGAAATTGAAATTGCCGCTAACCATATTCTAAAAACACGTGCTAAATTAAACAAAATTTTAGCTGAACGTACTGGTCAATCAATTGAACAAATTGAAAAAGATACTGACCGTGATAACTTCTTATCAGCAGAAGAAGCTAAAGAATACGGATTAATCGACGAAGTTATGGTGCCAGAATCATAA